CCACCGCCATACATGCCCATCAACAGTGAATGAGTTGTTTACAATTGGTACCAAGTGTGGCATTACATTCTGTCCATCAACATGCAAGATACCAAAGCCCTTGTTCCACGTAAACAAACCTGCCTTAATATATTTTGCATGCTTGTAGTCCATGAGGTTGCCCAGTTCCATACCCCACACAGTCTTAGTCTTACCTGCCCAGCCCTGCGTATGATGTGTCAAGCCTGCACGATGCGTATGCCCACAGGCTACTGACATGCCCGAGCGTTTTGCTAATCCCAACGCAGTGGCTCCCGCAGTTGGTTGAACGTTGCCTTCATCGCCGTGCATGAGCAACCAGTTCGGTGCAATCTCATATGGACCATGATGATATTCAATACCGAGTTCATCCAACTTCAAGAAGTTTTCAATCTCTAACTCTGGTAGACCAAGAAACCCTGGCACCTTAGACTTAATCTTATTGTAGAGTCTATCGCTATGGTTACTGCGCACCATATGCTCAACAGTTAAATCCTCTAGCAACTTCACAGTGATGTCACGATGACGTCCTAAGTCTCGCTGCCACTCACCTTCTCCGCCCTCTTCCCAACGTGAAATTTGTGGGAAATCAATTTCATCTCCGCAGGTTGCTACCACATCTGGCTGGTATGCACGGATGAATTTCTTGATGGCATTCGTTGCACCGATGTCATGATACGGTGCCTGTAAGTCCGACAGGATTACGATTGACTTCATTCTTTTGGCCAAGTCCCATCTATAACCATCATTGCAATGGCTGAGTAGTTAAGCAAGTCAATAAAAGAATCGCGTAGAGATTCATTCTCTGGTTCTGCACCGCTATCAATGAGGTGGTTAATGCGTGCAATCTTGTCCCACATGCGCACACGTAGGCCATTGAGTGGTCCACCAGGTGACTGGCTAATGTTCTTTGGGCCGTAGTCCTTGTGCTTTCTGATGAGCAGGTTGCCCGCTGAATCCATAATGTCCCATACGTTTGCTACGAAGTCCGAACTTTTGGTAGGGCTACTGTGATTTGGCTCGATGAGTAGTCCGTCTGGAGTATCAAGAAACCTAGTCCCGTTAACAATTCGCACGCCTTCTGTAAATCCTCTGTCACTCATTGTTCCTCCTTGGTATCAACGATACCTGCGTAGTAGTATGATTTATCTTCGTAGTTAATTACGTACTTGTGCACAATGATACCAGTGCGGCTACGTTCTTGCAGTTCAATCTCATCTAAAGCCCATAGCATCTCTGGTACAGGTGTGCCATCCTTTGGCCCCCACATAAATGTTGGAAAGTTAGGCACGTTGCACATTCATTAAGTCATCAACGGTAATAAGAAATCCCTTGCTAGGGTTTGGTTCCTTTTCGTTGCTGATGGGTCTGCCATACATATCAATGGCTTTCTTCAAGTCATCTGTTGTTGCAATGATGACTAGGTTTTCTAGTACAAAAGCCCATCGGTCTGCCTTCGTAGTCATCAGCCCTGACTGTATCCAGTTGTAGGTAGAGCGTGAGTAGAACGAAGTCTCAATGTATATGTTGCCTGTATGAACCCAGCGCCTATCGCGCTTGACTTCAACTGTCAATCCACCTGTAAGAATCTCTCGTACTAACTGCTCGCCCTCATGGCCGTAAGCAAAGTCAAGGTCAAAGTCTGATAAGTCTCTGCTCACTTTGGCTCCTGTACTACCATCACAGAAATCTTGCCACCAGTAGATGAGTCATATTTGCTGGCTATCTGAATAGCCTTGGTAATAATCTTCTTAGCCTTAGTCACATCATCTACCATGGTGTTGCCAACCAGTGCAGACATGGCGCCAAGTGCAAAGCGTTCTCCGCTACCTGCTACATATAAGTTATCTGTTGTGCGTTCCCACGCATAGTCTTCTTCGATACGGTATACCTGCCCACGCACAATGACAATCCAGATGTTGTCATTCTCCACTGTGGACTCAGCCTTACTCATCTCGTAGCCCTCATTGTTAAAAGCATTACGCATGGCTGGTATCAACTGACGAGTGACGTACTTGTCTGTGTCTTTGTACTTGGATTCAGGTACAGTAAAATTATGTTCTAGGATATTGATACCGCGCACAGCCCCTGCTGCAGCAAAGACGATGTGCCCATTCTTAAATATCTTTCCATCTGGAATCATAATGGAGAAGCCATCATCACCAGATGACTGCGAGTCTGCTCCGATTACTACCCAGTCAGGCCCTTGGATACATGCAATAGTTGTCACTTAGCATCCCTTTCGTACAGGTTAATTATCTTAATCTGTGCGCCGTAATACCAAAGGTTTGTAACTGGGTAGAGGAATGGGTCATCTTGTAGGTTCAAGCCACGATGTCCACCTACATGAGTGTCACCATTACCTGTGCCAATGTCGTTGCAGATGAGTGCATACCTAGCATGAGTAAGAATCTTGTCCATGATAATCTCAATGGTTGCATTAGGTAGGTGTTGAAGCACATCCTTGATGAGGATTAAATCTACTTCCCCTTCAATCTTCATAGTTGCTGCATCATCGTGCATAAAGATAGCGCCGTGCTTTGCTTTCTTACGTGCGATAGTAAGAGCCTCGTCGCTGACGTCTATACCAATGTACTTTTTATTTTCTAAATTGTACATTTCTCCCAAGCGCCAGTCACCACAGCCGATGTCAAGTACCTTGACTACATCTGGAAGTGATAGGTAGCCATTGACAATATCAATCCATGGCTTTGCTGCTACTGGGTCAGAGCCAGGGCCAGACTGAAAGCCCCACGTTGACTTACGATAGATGTCGTCGAATACTTCTGATGACTTCATGCTACCAACTTCTCATCAAACCATACGTTACCATACTCTAAGTATATATCATTTACATCCTGATTGTCTGGTAAATGTACTATGTCTGCTTTGTCCAAGTCTTCTTTAATTCTTTTAGCGAGTTCTTGTCCAGGGTTACGGCCATCCTCTTTAACGTCATTGTCCGCAAATATAAGGATACGCGTGTATGACTCGAAGAGTTTAGGAAACCACGGCTTCCATTGGCTAACTCCCGCCACACCCACCGCAGGTATGCCGACCAGACCAGAAAGTACAATCGTGTCAATCTCTCCTTCGCAAATGGCAATCGTGTCGCTATGCTTATGAAGGTCAAGCACATTAAATAGCCCAATCTTTTGACCCGTAGGCCAAAGGTACTTAGGTGTTGAACCATCAACAGCACGAAACTTAATACCCACAACACCAGCAGGGGTAATGTATGGGATGCTGAGTCTGTTAATGGCGTGCTCGTGTCCTGCACTTGGGTCAACGACGCTTCCAAGACGGAAGGTACTTGCTACCTCCTTGGTTATTCCTCGTTCCGCTAGGTAAGAGGCTGCCTGTGGCGTTAGACTTGTGCAGTATTTGTCGGCTGCGTCCGTTAGCAATTGTCTCTGCTTTTCGTTTAGCATCTTTGAAATCCAAACCTTCCTTTGCCTGAACTAATGTGTATACATCTCCGAGTACCTGACACACCAAACAATTGTACGCTTGGTTATCAAGGTTGTACGCAGCACTGGCCTGCGTGTCTTCATGGATGACGCACTTGCATGGTACCCATCCGTGTCTGTCTAATACATTGAGGCCGTAGTGCTCAAGCACTGCACCTATGTCTGGCTTAGATTCCACCTTGCACTCTCATCCACTGTTCTAAATCTTGGATAACCCACGACTGTTCTAGTCCTGCCATACGGCGCTTGACTATGACATAGGCTGGTGGCACCGCATCTAACCCACGTGCCTTGGCATAGTTGGCTGCTTCAGTTGTAGCCTCTCGCCAGAACTGTGGCAGGTCCATCTTGATAGTAGCCTTGAGTTCAAAAACATACGGTTGGCCAGCAACGATTGCGACTATATCACCCTCGTCGTCCTTGCCAGCCAACCGTAATCTCTCTGCGTTTATCTTGCGTGAGCGGAATAGTTTAAGGATGCCAGTTTCAAACAGGCTACCCTTACGTTTATTTGCTGCGCTCATTGTGCATCTCTCCAACTCTCTGCGAATCCCATTGCGGTACGCGTTGGGTACATGCTCATTCTACTAGCATCTGCCCACAAAGTTACGTAATGCTCACCACTTGCGGAGTGTTTTGCAAAACGATTCTTTACCGCTGCAACCCTGAACTCTCCCGACCATGGCACAAGAGCCACAGTAAGAATCATTTCTGGCAACTGGGAAATCTTTCCCTGGATAGCCTTACGACTTGGTGGTAGGTCAGCCTTGCCCTCATTCTCTGATGTGTGGTGTAGCAGTAGGACTGCTGCATCTGTCTCACGAGCAATGTGGTGCATAGCCTTGGCAATCTCACGAAGGCCAGACCATTCATCGTTGTGCATGGATACAACGTTCATTGCGTTATCCACGATAATCATATGGGGATACTCGCCATATGCTTCGGCGTATGCACGGATGGCTAGGTCTACCTCATCAAGGGTAGGCGATGGAGCGAAGTCAAACTGTAAGTGGCTAATGCTTGCGAGTTCTTCTCTATAGAAATCAGAACCTGCACCACTTGCAAATGCTTCTTCAACTGTTGCAACCTGATGGCCTGTAACCATGGCTGCTGCACGAATAGATGTTGTGTATGCGTCCGTATCTGCTGATATGTACAGCGTCGGCACTTTCATTTGCACTGCCATCCAGAGAGCGATGAGTGACTTGCCAGCATTTGGCTGACCCGCAATCATTGTTAACTGACCTCTACGAAACCTTATGCCTTCATCTGCTAAAGGTTTGAATAAGTCTGGCAGTACTTGGAAATCATTGGTGCTTTTCGCTGCTGCCTGGGTGAGTGACAGCATGGCTTATCTATCGGATAAACTTAGGAGCGCACTGGTCTGGTGTGCCTTGTGGCGACGGACAGAACCAACCCTTCCATTCCTTCGGAGCACCAGGCTTCGAGGTACGGTAGACCAACTTGCCATGCTTACAGTTACCTTCTTCGATAACGGTAGATGATGGTGCTGCTGGCGCATAAGACTGTGCCACTACCTGTCCACCCATCTGCTGCTGAACTAGGTTAACTGCAGATGGTGCTGCTGCTCCTAGGTCTGTTGCAGTTGCACGGATAAGAGATGCGTTCATTGCAATGTCGTTAAGGCTTGTCTCCAAGTCCTTTACGTTCTCTGCATAGATGTTGATTAGTGTGCCATCAGCCAACTTGTAGTTGACCTGTAGTTTTGTTGTGCTTGGTGCGCTCATTTTGTTTCCTTTTCTTTAGTTTGTTTTCTTTGTAAATTTGCCAGCGGGTCGTAAATCTCTGCTAGTTGTCCGCCAAAAGCATAGCAGTATTCCTTCACTCCGCAAGTAGAACATGACATACCTAGGTTAGGTAAGAAAATTTCGTTCTGAATGCCAAGGTTAAACTGTGTAAACAACTCTGTCAATACTGGGATAGTCCAGCGGTCAAGGCCAGAGGCTTCGATAAACTGTGCCTTACGTGCACTGTAGTAGTAGCCTCTGGTCGGACGTACACCGAACTGCATCTCCATCATGCTGGCATAGACACCCAGTTGTAGAGATGAGTCTGGCATATAACTACCAGTCTTAAAGTCTACAACTGCAATCTCGTTACCTTGCATGACGACAGCATCAGCGAATGCCTTGACAGGTACATCACCAAATGAATTGTTGAACCCAATTTCTACACCAGGTACACCTTCAGGTGATACCCACAACTCAAAGCCTGATTCAGTCCAAGCATTGATGAAGTCAAAGAACATCTTCTTGCCGTTCTCATCCCACCAAACCTTGTCCTCTTTGTTTGGATTGGCTACAGACTTACGGCCACCAACACGCCAGTCAACTGGGTTAGTACCTGACTTGGTTTCAACCTCAGCAATCTGCTCAAGGAATGATTCATCCCAGATGGAATCCCAACTCACTCTGATTCCACCTTGCCGAATACAATCTCCTTGGCTTTGTTCATGCCTTCGAGAATCTTCTCATCATTCTCTAACTCCATAGCAACTGTGATACGTGCTGCTAGGTTGCGACGCATTACCATCTCTGCTTCTACGAATGACTTCATAAAAGCATCACGGCTAATAACTTTTGCTTTCTTTGTGCCCATTACTTTGTCTTCCAATCTGGCATAGGTGCAACAGCGAGGCTATCACACTGAGTACAGCGCATGTCAAGGAAGTAGATGCCCAACTCGCCGTCCTCATCAAACTTGCACTTCACATTCCATAGGTCTGAACCACATGGGCAGATACTGATTGGGCCAAGAGAACGGTAGTCACCTTCATTACCTGGCACTGGCTTTAGATATGCAATGTCTTTAGGCATTAGAAAGGCACATCCTCTGACTTAATCTTTTTGTTTTCAAACTCAGCAAGGAGAAACTTCTCTGCTGCTGTGTGAAATGCAGAACCTCCAACGAACCACCATGCGGGTTCGGAAGGTGCTTGTAATTCGCGCTCCAACTGCCATGCTTTACCGCAGCGAATCCAAGATGTTAGCGATGAAAAACTTCTGTGTGCTACTAATGTTTCTTTTTTCATAACCCAATTGTAGCACAAGAACAAAGGCCCACCCCGTAGGGTGAGCCCGTGTCCAGCACTCAAGCAGGTACTTATGTTTCCCCGCCCAGTTTGTTAAGATTGTCTTAACGCGTGAAGCATAGCAGATGGGTTAATTATCTCGCTTCTTTATATTACATACGGCGTGGCTTGGCCTCATGTTCTCAATCTTGTCCTCGCCACCTTTGGCTAGTGGAATCAAATGGTCGAGGTGTAATCCCATTTGCCACCCCTCTCCTACTGGCTGACGTGGTGCATTGAAATCTATTTCAGTATTGCATATGTGGCATTTGGTACCATACTTTTCTATTACTTCTTGTTCGGTATATTCCTCATGCCCATTAGATAATTTAAGAGCCTTACGTTTTGAGGCGATGCGCCTGCCATATGACTTTACTTTCTCTGGGTTGCGTTCAGCCCAAGCACGATTGATTGCGTATATTTTTTCTTGATTCTTTTTATAGTAATCGTTCATGCGTTTTCTGTTTGCTTCTTTGCATAAATCGCACGTAGGTTCTTTCTTTCTGAGGTGTCTTTTGTAGGCCGATAAAGTTCCACATGGGGCTAGTTCGTTTGGCATATGCCTATTATACACCCATCTGATATTCACGCAACTGGGATTCAATTTGACAGGATTATTTTCTAATGAGTAAACTACGAGCGAAGCGAGTTCAATTAACGGGGGAGCCTTTAAGGGCTCCCAATGGCGCGGCTATGGTGATAGCGCCTAATAGAGAAAACAAAAACAAAAAAAGCGGCCCCGTTAAGGGCCGCCTCTCTTGCTATTAAATTATTATTTAGTTTTTAACTGACTCATCTGCTGCTACTAAAGCGTGTGATGGCAGTGGGAATGTATCTGCTGGGTTTACATAGCGATACACAAGTGGTGCTAGTGCTGAAAGTCCAGCAGCACCAAGTGCTTTGAATGATGTTGTCTGGTGCATGATGTACTCAGTAAGGACTCCACCTACAAGCACATGGAACCATGCTGCTAGAACTGTCCATACCTTTGGCGGTACGTTGATAAGATACTTTTGTTTAGCCATCTATTAACTCCATTTCGGTTTGCCGAAACCTACTACAAATACAGGCAGATGCTTCTTGTTGGTTGAACGGTAAGCACGCAACTTCTTGCATACTTCCCCACCATTAGCCTGGCTTCCAGTAGGTTTTGTATCGGGCGATGTGTTGCCTTCTACTGTAGTTATAGTACCATCACCGTTGTCCTTGAGGACTATGCCGACATGCTCAATACGCTTGCCATCAAAGGAAAAGAATACGATGTCGCCAGGTGCTGGCTTGGCTGTCTCATGGTTAGCCCATGCGCCTTTGCCCTGAAATACTGTTGCTCCTGCTGGAGTGTAAACGCAGTTGGGCATATTCTTATAGCCTGCCTGTGCAGCGCACCACATGACAAATGAGCCACACCATGGCTGTCCATTATGCTTGGTGAATTCACCGTACTTAGTCTTGTTGTTGGGAACCTCAATGGTTCCAATCTCTTTCTCAGCAATCGCTAAGAAATCTGCAGCCTTTGTCACTGTTCCGCCTTTGCTTTCATTACTTCGACGTCTACTTTTATTACCTGCTGGTTGCATAGTAACTCTTCTACCTTATTGATGAGGCCAGTTTTGCCATCGTTGTAGAGTGCATACTCGATACGAGTAGTGCGCTTGTCCATCTCACTCATCAATTCCATGAGTGGCTTGAGTTCTTCACGCAGTTCATTCAAGTGACTCTCGACAGACTTATGTACGCCATGCTGAAACAGGCGCCATAGGCCTAGGCCAGTTGCTGCTGTAACGAAGAAGAAACCATATAAGGTATTGGACCAATCAGGCAGAGTCATTTGCGGTATTCCCTATGTGTTAGACGGTACGGAACTGGGCGATAATCATTCCGCCAAAGCCCTTGAAGCGGCGTTCTGGTGGTGTCATGCGTATGAAGGTAAGGCTTTCAATAACTCCACGTACTGTTTCGTTATTGGTAAAGTCTTGAAGGATAACTACATCCCCGCCAGACTCAATGGTTTCAAGGCTGATAACACGCTCAGATGCACGGCCTTCGTAGCCAGTGGTCATGTTATATCTGTCACCTTCAAAGTCATAGCACATAAGTGGAAGTGTGATGATGCGCTGACGGCGCACTGCAGGGAGTGCTTTCAACTGGTAGCCGTTGAATGAATCCTCTGTGCCCACTGTCTGCCCTGCTGATGGGTAGAGCGTGAAGCGTAGAGCAATAGATTCCTTTGGCGTCAAGTCAAATTGGTCAAGACCAGTGATGTCCTGAGTAAAGTCGAAGTTATTATCTACTGTAATAATATCTGCGGCAGCACCGTTAGCATCAACTGATGTCAACTTCAACCTGCCTACCATTGGCAGAGTCTGACGCAACTTGACTAACTCGAAGTGCTTATCTTCAAGGGTGAAGTAACGAATCTGTCCTGTCTGTAGGTAGCCAGATGTGACGAGTGTGTCGTTCTGGAAGTAGATACCAGTGGCTGCTGAACCAATTGCCAACTTGTTTGTTGAGCCAATTATGCAAACTGCAGATGCTTCGTTAGTTGTAGGAATCTGTAGGTGTGTTGCATAGCCCATTTGGTTAGGTGCAATTTCCTTGCTCAAGTCAATCTTAACTAGGCCAGACTTCATTGTGCCATCACCGTCTGAGTCAATGTAATTTGTCACTGTGCAGTATGCATAGCGGTCATTGAACGTGATGGACTTACATGGTGCACCCGTCAGGGTCAAGCCTGAAGCGGGGTCGTAGCCATTGGTAACTACAGTCAATGGACCGTAAGTAATGTAACCAGATGAGACGAAGCCTGATGTGTCAATGGTGCCTACGCGGATACCCTTGTTGGTACCGAAGACCATGTACTTGCCAATGTATGAACCAATGGCGTAAATCAATTCACCCTTTGGCATATCTGCGGCTGTCACTGCCTTGGTTAGAAGTGGGACTGCACCATTTGTATCGAGGGAAAGACGATACACAGTTGATGAGTCTCCAGCGTAGCCCGCTGTATAGATAGCGTTTGGACCTTCGCAGATACCAGTCCACTTCCATGTTGTGTTTGGATGTGCATAGATAGGAAGGTTATTGTTAGATGCGAGGACTGCTGTGCCTGTAAGGCCAGTTGTTTGGTCTTCGTCTGCGTGATTGTGGTAGTAAGAAAATTCTGTTGATGATGGAACTGCAATGACAGACCATGTTCCATTGTAAGATGTGCCTAGAGAGGCTACGGTTACTTGAGAGCCAACTGCAAAATTGTGCGCAACTGAAGTCTTAAGGGTAACTACGTTTGTAGATAAACGGGCTGCTGTTACT